AAATGGAAACATTGTTATGGCAACAAACAAAAAAGTAAAACAAAAAGGAGCCTTTATGCAAAGCTCAACTCATCAATCACTGATTTTAGGATATTAATATGGCAAACCCAAGTACGACTGGTGGAACAGGGGCAGGTACAGAAGTTGTTCGCAGAAAATTTGTAAAAAATGGCGATTTTTCAACAGCAGTAAAAATCCTTGATGGTGAGGCAAATCATTTATATTCGATTGTGAGTATTATAATTTGTAATGCTTCAACTTCAGATGCAGAAGTAATAACGATGTATGTTGACCCTGCTGCAAACTCCAGCGATGCGACAACAATTTTAAAACAACAAGATTTACCTGCTAAAAGCACCTATGTTTTTTCAGATAGATTTGTTTTAGATGCAACTGATGAATTACTTTTACTTTCCAGCTCATCATCTTCACTTGGTGTGTGGGTTACATACATTGACCAGACATTTGCATAGGATAAATTATGAGTGGATTAGTCGGACAAATAGGTGCTAGGTCAGGGATTGTAAATTATATTTCTGGGATTGGACAACTTGTTGGTGTAGGTTTCGGAACTAATTCAGCAGGTTCTGACACGAACGATGTAACCGCTGATGTAAATAAAGATTATACAATTTGGATTTATGCATGGAATGGCGTATCGTCATATTCACACATGGAGATATTTACTGCTACGGGTGATGGCAGTAGCCACACATTTGTAGAAATAATTGCAATGAATAGTGGAATAGGTGTAGACGAAGGAAGTGGTGGAGCTGGGACTATTAAAGGTGTTACAGATTCACCTTTTGCTTATGTGCAAATGTTTGTTTTTGAACAAGGAACGGGGTTTGATATTTCATGAAACACTTAATTTTAAAAAACGGAAGTTATGCAATCGGTCAATATGTTCCTGAAGGTGCAACTATAATTGATACACCAAGACCAACATCTGCACATTCTTGGGATGGATCTAATTGGATATTTGACGGATTTAGTGATGAAGAAACCATGAGTGCTTTTAGGTTTCAACGGAATAGAAAATTAGCAGAAACTGATTGGGAAATAACCAAAGCACTAGAAACAGGAAGTGATGCAACTGCACTTAAAAAATACAGACAAGCTCTGCGTGATCTACCTTCTAGTGCAAAACCTAAGTTAGATGAAAATGGTCAATTAACAGGGGTTGAATGGCCTAATAAACCAGAATAAAAAGGAGAAAAATGAGTAGAGCAAGAGATTTAGCAGACTATGTTAGCACAGGAGTTACGTCTACTGAGCTAGATAAACTAGACGGACTTACTGCTACGACTGATGAACTTAACCTAGTAGATGGTAGTGTTACTGGTCCGTTAAGTCATAGGAATATGATTATTAATGGTGCTATGAACGTCCATCAACGTGGAGGAACTATTTCCTATGCACATGATGGTACCGCTTCTGCTTATTCACTCGATAGATTTAAGCTTTATACGAGTGCCACAGATGAATGGGATGGGACAGTAGCACAGCATACAATGAGTTCTGCTGATTATAATACAACTGGTTTTAGTAAAGCATTCTTATTAACAACTGGTACTGCTGAAAGCGCAGTGGCTAATGATGAGAATGCCAGTATTTGGCATTTAATTGAAGCACAAAATTTGCAACATTTACAATATGGAACTGCTTCTGCTAAATCAGTTACATTGTCATTTTGGGTAAAATCTAGTGTAACAGGAACCTATGCAGTAGGTTTGTATAAACCAGATTCTACGTCTAGGGTTATTAATAAAACTATTGCAATTTCAGATACAAACTGGAATAAATACACCCTTACTTTCCCTGGCGATACTGACTCTGGTGCAACAATAGCAAATGATAATGGGGCTGGAATCTATGTTTTGTGGCATCTAATGTCAGGAAGTGATTTCAACGATGGTGCTAATACTTCTTGGGAAAACTATGCAAGTGCTGGATGGGCTGGAGGTCATGCTCAAAATGGAATAATTACAACTGCCAGTGCTACTTTTTATTTAACTGGTGTCCAATTAGAACTCGGCACAGTAGCAACTCCGTTTGAGCATAAAAGTTATGGTGATGAGTTAGCTAGGTGTCAGAGGTATTTTGTTATTCCTACTGTTAGTCAATATGTCGGTCTGGCAATTGGGACTAGTGATGGAGTACGAGGAAATAACTGTCAAGTATCTACTCCTGTTACAATGCGAGCAGCCCCAACAATTACTTCTGGAACTGCTCACACTTTAACATTTAGTCAGGTTTATAAATCTACTAGTAGTCCAACTTATAGTAGTATTGGGGCAAATGGTGGTGGAATTAAGTTTAATATAGGTGATTTAACCAGTGAATCAACAGTGGATAATCAAGGGCTAATGTTATCATTTAATGATTTAAAATTTACGGCAGAGTTATAATTTATGGCAAAAACTTACAAATATTTAAAATCCTCATTACCATCAGATAATTCTAATGCTGGAATTGTAGCAGTAGATGATACTGATAATAGTAAAATGTCTATTCCACTAGACCCAGCAAACTCAGATTACGCAGAAATAATGCGACAAGTAGAAGCAGGGGAACTAGCAATACAACCAGCAGATAGTGAGTAAACTATGGCAACAACTAAAGCGACAACACTAGCACACGGACAAGCTGGATCTATAGTATCTGGGACTTTTGCTGACGCAAGAATTTCTGCCTCAAGTGTTAGTCAACACGCAACAAGTTATGACGATAATGATGTTAAAAATGACATAGCGATAGTAGCTCTTAACCAAGCTTCCGATCACTCAAAAGTTTATTATAACTTAAATGAGCAAGTCATTGATACATTTTCAGATGCAACAGGAGTTAATTCAGCAACAGCCAATATACATAATGGATCTTATTCTACATTAGGTTTAACTTTTAGATATTTAAGAGTGTATGTCACAAGTGGCAATTACAGTAGTGGAGGGGCTGACCCAAATGCAGGTGTTATGGTTATGAATTTTAATGATGGTATTACAGATGGGACAACCGCAGGTACTGCATCAACTGTAGGTGGTGGTGGTCTAAATAATAGTAATATCCCAATAACGGCTACTGCTGCCGTTTGGTACACTGGTGACGGATCAAATGACGATTACGGGACAGTAGATTTTGGTGCAGAGAAAAAATCTATAACAAAACTCTATCTTGGTAAGTATCGAACTCATGGTGATCCACTAAGATATAGATTGGCTTACAGTAGTAATGACTCAGATTATTATGATGTCCCAATAATATCTTCAGGTATGACTTATAATACAAGTAAGGATGGGACAAGTTTTGATTTTAGTAGGCATGACGATAATGAAGTAAATTTATCTGCGTTCCCTAGTAACGGAAACAAAGGATATAGTTCTATTGAAGGTGGAAATAATTGGGTTATGGGTAGCACTATGACTCTAATATCTAATGAATTTACTGCAAGTTCTACACCTACTAAAATTGATCTATTAATCATGATAGAAAATCATGCTGATACTGCAACCCTTAACACAGATATTAAAGCCTATGTAGCAAGAAATACAGGTACAGCAGATTGGTTGCAAGGTACTCTTGTAGATGCAGGAGGTTGGGGTACTAACAAAAAAACACTAGCATTTCATGATCTTGATATTTCAAGCAAAACAAGTGGAACAGCAGTAAGATATAAAATTGAATTAGCAAACCAATCTACGTCAAAAATAACAAAAGTACATGGAGTTTCTATAGGATGGAAATAACATGAGTGGACATCATCCAAACCCAGCAGGGCAACTTGAATAAATAATGGCTTATAGGTACGCTACTCAAAACAATACTGCTAGTACCAATACTTATCTTCACAGTTTGGTCGGTGCAGAGTGCTGTGACACTTATCAAGTCAGAGGACTTAAAGTGCATGGCTTTGAATATCTACCACGAGGCCAGGAATGAAAGCACTGCTGGCCAAGTTGCAGTTGCTCAGGTGGTACTCAACAGAGTTAAGTCGCCTGGGTTTCCGCAGACAGTTTGTGGTGTTGTATATCAAGGACAGCATACTAAACGAGGTGCCCCTATTCGCGATAGGTGCCAGTTTAGTTGGTACTGTGATGGCAACCATGACGTACCTACTGACCTACGTGCTTTTAATAAATCCACTGAAATAGCACAGTGGTTGCTGATAGCGAATAAGTGGCTACCCGACTTGACTGATGGTAGCATGTGGTATCATGCAGATTATGTAGACCCATGGTGGTCAAGAGTTAAACATAGAACAATGCAAATAGACCAACATATATTTTACAAATGAGTGGACATCATCCCCCAATACAACCAGAAAGCATTATGGAACTAGAGCAGATAATGATGCTGGTTGAACGCATAGGTTTGCCAGCAGTAATCATTGGCATAATGTGTTATTATATTATGCAAACCCAAAAGGCACACAGAGAAGAGATCATCAGGTGGGAGAATAAAGATACACTTGGTGATGAACGACTCATAGATGTGATTAATAAACAGAACGAACGGAGCGAGCACGTTGCTACTGCTTTGAACGATCTCACAGTTAGTAACAAAGATGTTGCCAAGAGTCACGAAAGGTTGGCAGCAGAGATTAAGGGTATGACTGAAGCATTATTACGGAGTAAGTAATGGCTAAAGAAACTACGGTAACAACAGTGACTAAACCAGATCCTCCCAAACCTGTCAAGGCTAGTATGACAGTTAATGAGAAGATTCAGGTGTCAAGATTTATAGCAAGGTTTGCCATAGCATTATCTGCGCTTGGTATCTTTGCATACATTGTTCATGTGATGTTACTTACATCGGATGAGCTACCCACCTCTAGTAAGGACTTGCTTAATATCCTTATTGGAGCTTTTATTCC